AAGATATTAAGATGCAATTTTCAGCCGTACATGCAGATAAAGGTCGGAACGCTGACGAAAGCCAAGTGTCAGCAGATGATCTCGGACGAGGCGAAGCATCTGTCTCCGAAGTCCGTTGCGAACGCATGGGGGCTGATATCGAGCGCACTGAGGATGTACGGGTATGAGTTCCGCGTGACGCTCCCCGAGAGAGCGGATAAGGTCATTCAAATTCATTCGCCCGATGAGATTTTCCCGGCAGTACGGGGAACGGACATCGAACTTCCGTGTCTTCTCGCTATGTGGTGCGGAATGACGATGTCTGAGATACGCGGAGCGCGTCTGAGTGACATCAGGAACGGAGTTTTATACATTAACCAAGTTGTGGTCGATGCGGATAATATCGCCGTTCACAAGGCTTCTGGGAAGGAGGAGAAGCGAACGAGAGCCGTGCCGCTGCCCGAGTACATCCAGAGTCTGCTTCCGACCGAGGGCGAATATCTCGTCACGATGCATCGCAATACGATCTATCGACACTTCAAGGCACTCTTCCCGGATATGACATTCCATCAGCTTCGGCACGTATTCGCCACAACGGCAGCCATGCTGAATCTGCCTCCGAAAGTAGTCCAGCAGATGGGCGGATGGAAAACGCCTCACACGATGGAGAAGGTCTATCAGCATGCCTTTCGCCCCGAGGTCGAGGCTGGGTATAAGGCTATAGACGGATACATGGAATCCGTGGTCTATAACGTGGTCGGTCGTGGTCGCTCGACTGCTAAAAATGACGCACATGAGAGAAAATAGTCGCACAGATGAGAATAATAAATGGCTTAGATAAAAGAAAAGCACCTTTCGGTGCGAATAAGCGATGGTGGAGATTAGGGGAATCGAACCCCTGTAGAATAATGATAATTAAGCCATTTATCATACATGCGTGGTCTATTTCGTGGTCGGTTTAAGGTTGACAGAGGCAGAAGACCGATATATTATAATGGTGATAGCTACAAGTGATTTCATCTACCTCCTTTCAGAAGAACGCTCGCCTGCCGGATGGCGGGCGTTTTGTTTTATTCAGAGGATTTGATCGGCAATGGCCTTTATTGATTCGAGCGCCTCTATCTGGCGGTCAGATTCCTTCTTAAGGTTATCATAAGCGTTGTTAGCTTCATATACCTCATCCTCAAGAACGAGAATCTTTTCCTTCAGTTCAGCGTTCTCTTTCTTCAGTTTTTCGATCTCCGGGTCTTCCTGTGGTGCGAGGTAAGTAACCCCATCCACACAGGCTATGAATGCTCCGTTCACTTTGAACCACACATAACCTGATTCTGAAACAGAGTCCTCGATGTTGTAGTATCCCTTCGGTGCGTAACCTAAGATGGTGCTTGAGGTTGAAGGCTCAATTCTTATCCTAAGGTCATCTATAGTAACTTCGCACTGCGGAACGGAAGTGTCCCTCTCGACAGGAGCAAAGGAAGCCGGGCAGAGTTCGCTGACATCGGTATTTCCGGCAATCCAGTAATTTCCTACCTTGCACCAAGTATACTCGTCTTCTTTGGTTTCTGTGTAAGTGTAGTAACCCATGGCAGCGAAACCGACCACTTCTCCGTTGATGGGAGATTTGCGGATGCGAAGGTCTTTGCCCGTGACATGGACTTGGTCTTTGGTGGCATCTCTGTCAGAGGGTTCAATGACCATGTGGGCAATGGGATAATCCCTCTCTGTGTCTGAGTCAACGACATGCCAAGTGGTAGCGTAAACGATGGGAAGGTAGTCCACACCGCCATGACGGACGAAGCTAGACCCTTTGCACACTTCCAGATGGAGATGGTTACCAAAGGAATAACCGCTGTTGCCCATTCTGCACACAGGCTGTCCCTGACTGACCTTATCGCCTACCTTCACCATGAAAGAGTCTTTCTTGATGTGAGCGAAGAGGGAGACATATCCCTCGGACGGATAACGGATAACTATATAATTTCCATAGCCTTCCATGTCGGGTTCATCAGGATGAGAATTGACGATGGTCACCACCACTCCATCAGCCATGCTGTAGAGGCGAGGGTTTCTTCCGCTGTCCTCAGGCATGGAGGGATCGGAGTCCCACCAGCCGAGGTCGAGTGCTTTGTATCCGTGATCGGCATAGTTAGCCGATATCCATATTTTTCTAAGAGGATAGATAAGCATTATCCCACCTCGTGATGATGCTCAGTTTCGGTGAGAGGCTCGGTGTACTCTAACTCACCGCTTTCGAGAGTGTGCATGACCCTGTCTCCGTCCTGTGCGGAAACGGAGAAGCTGTTGTTCTTCCACCAAGCCTTGAGCTTGCCCATGATATCCATGAAGGTTGTTACATAGATCGTAATCTGCTCGGGAGTGAGATTTGCAATCTCTTTGGGTAAGGGAGCAAAGTGGAACACGATGCAAAGCTGAGAAATGAGTCCGATGAAAAACCATATGGTTCTTCCCCAAGTCTGCGGAGTAACTCCTTCAAGGTTAATTGTCTTGTTCTTCATTAATGATTCCTCCTGTAAAATGAATTGTATTTGTCCAAGGCAGATTGCATCCCACCCGTGTTATTGTTTGTCGCCATATGGGACAACATGGCATAAATCATATCTCCTTGGATATCGGTTGATTCCTGTAGCTTATCTATGGCATCATCCAATCGGGAGAGATGCTTCTTATCGTTGTCGAGCATCTGAAGGACTTTGGCTTCCTTCTCGGCTTCCTTTTTCTTGTCCTCATCTTTCTCCTTGAGGATTTTTCTGACGGAGGAGTAGATTGCTACGATGCCAGCGAGAGCAGAAATAAGAACAACTAGGTCAAACGATATCGTCATCCTCTGCCTCCGTGAACACTCCTCCCAGATATGACCCTAAGATATTCCCTTCAGAATCGACCACATGCCATCCTTCTATCTTACCGGGTGAGAGCGAGGTGTAGCTTCTGCCTCCGTCATATCTCAGAAGGTCTAATATGCCGTCTCCGTTGTAATCGAACTTAACTGTCTCGCCCTTGTTCGTTGAGTAGCCTGATTTCCACACCGCATAGTCAGCGGTTTCGAGTCTGACTATCCTTCTCTCAAGGTCAGCCAGCTTCTGGGGGACATTCACCTCGATGAGGTCATTTACTCCGTCTGTGGCTCTCTTGAGAAGGTCGGCTCTCTCTTCCTCGGTGATTTTTCCAAAGGCATACATCTTTTCGATTTTTTCTTCCATCTCGGAAAGATGGTAATCATGCATTTCAATGGCTGAGATGTAAATTTCGTAGATTGACATAAGTTCCTCCTTAGACTAACGAAGCGATAAGCTTCTGTATGTATTTCTGAATTTCACATTTATAAGTGAGCGTAATAGTTCCATCCGATGTGATGACATTGTCACCCTGTAAAAGAGCGAGGTCTTGAGGGGTAAGGGTGAGGGTGATGGGTGTGGCAAGTTCGTAGCAAAATTGGAGCGGATTGTCTGCAAGGTATGCGAGATACTCTACTATAGTCATTCCGCTTTGTTCTTTCCAACGAATGATGCCGTTCGCATACCAAGACAGTTCGCCATCAATAGAACCAACGGTAACATTTACGATTGTGTGGAGTCGGTTGGATATTAAACCTGCGTTTAATCCGCTGATTGGTCTAACACCCAAGTCTATACTTGTTGTGTACCAATAGTACCCACTGCTGTTCTCGTAGCGTCTTGCGGTTCTGCACTCCACCATCGCCTTATCCACCGTCAGCACCCCCTTCACCACATCCACCGTTCCTCCGTAGACGGTGTCCCCGAGGGGGATGGTGAGGGAGAGGCTCTGCTGTCCATCTCCGTCTGTCCTTGTCACACTCACCTCATCTCTGCCTGTGATGGGGCAGATGTTGGAGTAGGGAGCGAAGGAAGTAAATGACGAACCGCTTTCCACCTGCATGTTGGTCACGATCAAATCCGTAACGGCATTTGCACCAGCCCACAATAAAATGCGTCCTGTTTCGTCTAATGTAGTAGTCCATGATAATGTGCCGTTACCAACCTGATTGAAGGCATTGGATGTAGTAACGAAATCAGCGTTTGCTTTGTATGCACTTAATCTGCTTGCAGTATTATCGCCTACAGTAACATTTATATGATAAGTACCAACAGGTAAAACATCGGTGGCGAACAACCGACCTCTCCATGCCGTGGCAACAGAAATCGTTGTTGTGTTTCCCAACTGGCTTGCATCCATAACCTGTGTGGTCAGCTTCATGTCTGTCCCAATCGGCTGATTATACAGACCGCCACCATATTCGGTAATGCCAATCTTGTTCTTCCCACCCCCTTCTGGCCATGGAGCATCGTACCCATGCAAATCCTGTATCGGCTCTAACTTAATGCTCAACCCTTCAGCATTCGTCGCCCATGCATCACTTACCGCCACAGGATTGCCTGTTGCCGTGTCTGTTGGAAGTAGGTCTGTGTCATGAGGATGGACATGGTCGGCTCTTGAGGCTTCATCGGATGTGCCAGCGGAGGCTGTGCCGTCCATAAGAGGAGCAGAATCTGACAGGTCGGGAGTGTCTCCTTTGTCACCTTTATCCCCCTTGTCGCCCTTGTCTCCTTTGTCTCCTTTGTCACCTTTGTCACCTTTATCGCCTTTATCTCCCTTATCGCCTTTTTCTCCCTTGTCACCTTTGTCGCCCTTTTCTCCTGTGTCTCCTTTATCACCCTTCGCACCAGCGTCACCCTTGAGATTGTGGAAAGCAAAGTTTATGGAAAACGGTTCTCCATCTCCGCCTTCTGTAGTGACTACTACACTAGGCGTCCCCACGGAATTGTCTACACTTGCCGTGGCGGTCATGTCCTCTATCTCATCCACTAACCGCTCAACCGCAATGATGTAATTTTCCCATCCCTCGGGAGGCTCTTCGTCCCCGGCTAATGATTTGCCGACCTGTACTCTCCACATGAGGGATGCTATCTGCTGACCGTCATTGTAGAGGATGACTTCGAATTTCCCCCATCCTGTTTCAGAGCATTCAGCGTTCGTGGGAATCCATATCAGCTGACTTCCCTCAAGTCTGTAGTGGTCGATTGCGATTGCGTATGCCTCTGAGTCGCTCTTCGAAGGAAGCACGAACAGACAGCTCACACTGAATGAGCCGTCCATGCATGATGTGTACTCGCTGAGATCAAACGCAAACTCTCTGACATCGGTGTCGGCAAGTCTGCCGATGAACACCTTGTCGCTGCCTACGATTTCTTTTCTCATTTTGTGTCCTTTCCTATGTTAATGTGCAGTTTATCGCGACCGCTTCGAATATGCCTGTCTCCGTGCCGTCCTTCGTTGAGCCGCATGTGCATGCTATCACCTGTCCGTTCGTGACAGCCATCAGTATCGAGGCGCATGTCGCGTACTGTGCTGTGTCATTCGTGTCCTCTCGGTTACAGCTTCGTGCCATGACAGTACCGGCTCTGTTGATCTGAGAGGCGGTCGTGCCGTAGTCATCTGCCGCCGATGCGATGCATGTGACCGACACATGGACAAATCCATTCCCCGAGACTGTCCACGATTTGCTCATGGCGGTCTGGCTGTTTGCCGAGGACGACGTGCGGTAGCTGTACTCGGTCAGCGTTGTACCGCTCCCGTATTTCTCACTCAGCTTCTGACCGCCTTCGTATATGTCACCAACCACGCTCAGGCTCTGGTCATCCTCTGTGCCGAGGAATCCTCCAATCTTCACACGCTGATTCGATGTGTCGATGTCTATCGTGGGCTCTGCGCTGAGCAGCGTTGCCGTGGCGATCACGCTCTGATACAGATCGCTGACGGTCACCTCGAACTCGTACACGTTCGCAATGCTGAACGTATCGAGGAGCGTTGCCGAGAAGCTCCATGTCCCTCCGCTGTATGTCAGCGTGATGCTCTGTGCCGTTGACCACGTTCCTCCGCTCTCTCTGTAGCGGTATGATCCCGTCAGCGTCTGATTCGGTACGACCGCATACGTTCCGCTCATGGTCAGCTGTGCCGTGGTGTCAGCCATGGTGGGCGTTCTGCTTACCGATACCGTCACCGAAGGCATGGCGTACGGATACAGCGTGATGGTCTGTGTTATTGCTGACGACGCCCAACCACGGCTGTCTACCGCCTGTGCGGTGATGGTGTCTCCGTCCGCATGCTGGAAGGCGAAGGTCGCTGACGAGCTGTTCGCCCTTATCGTCTGACTGCCGAGCGATACCACATACTCCGCTATCGTTCCGCCCTCATGCGCCGTTCCGCCTTCGCTCAGCGTGACGACCACCGTGGTTTGACCGCTGACGGCTACCGACGGGTTCGCCGTGATGGTCGCTTCGAAGGTCGGTGCGACAGGCGTTATCGTGCCATTCAGCGTTGCCGTTGAGCTTCCGAGGCTTCCTGTGGTTATCGTCAGCGTGAAGGGTATCTCGCTGAGATTCGGAGTAAGCGCGTACAGCTCCGCAAGCTCTGCCTGAGTGAACTGTATCTGCTGACCGCTGACGTACGGCGTGACGGTCTTCGTGAACGTGTCGTATGTTATCGTCAGCGTGTCCGTCTCGGACGCGATGTATTTGTTTACAGACACGCTCCACGGCTGTTCTATCACGAACGGAGTCAGTGTGCCGAACGTGGAGTAGCGCGGTATGCTCCGAAGCACAAGCTGTGTGCTTACGTCTGCCTTGAGAATCGAATTGATTTGAGGATCGTTCGACCAGAAGGCTGCCGAAATATAGATTATCTTTGAACCGTCGGATGCATGGTTGATTATTTTGTTGTTCAACGATGCGACCGTGACCCAAGGCCCTGGGTCAGAATCCCAGCTGAAGTCATACGATACGCCTCCACGGTTAACTTCATAGCCAGCATACGACATCGAGGTGATGCCTTGATCGGAATACGCACCGTCAGCAGAGCTGGATATGCTTCGTATCTGAAGCTCGCATTTCTCCATCAGCGAGTAGTTACCGGCGATGTTCTGCGAGTACTCGTACGCAAGCCTTACCTCATACCGCCCCGCATATCCTGTATATGAACCGTTGATGTAACCCGATATCGTCATGCCCCTGTCACCATCCATTTATGAGATTCGTATGCCACAAGGATGTTATCGCCTATCTGCAGGCTGTCCGTCAGTTCCGCTGATGCGCTGGCGACCTTCTCAGCCGACAGCTCAGCCACCGTTGAGCCGCTTCTTCTGACTTCGAAGCTGTCCTCGTCCACCACGGCGGTCATGTCCGTGCTGAGCGAACGGACGGTCACGCCTGTGTTGTCTATCAACACTCCTCGTCCGTATACCTCGTCAGCATGCTGTGTCCATGCCAGGCTCGAATTGCCCTTGACGATACGCATGTCGAAGAATGTTCCCGTTCCGCTTATTGTCAGCGTGGTGTCGCCTGTTGCGTACCATGTGGTCACTCCGCTCTGCCCGTTCACAGAGACTGTCAGCGAGCTGTCCCATGTACCGGCGAGCGTGTACTGCTGACCGCTGATGGTTTTGATGCCCGTCTGTACTGCCGTGCCGTTGATGGATATCTTCGTACCGCTGTCCGTTTCACGCTCTGTCTCGGTGTTCATCGTGACGAGGTATGTGCCTGTGATATCCCAGTATTCAGCGCCCTTATAGAACGCTGAGTTGCGGATGAGGTTATATCCGCCCGTCTGAGATATTTTGATCTCGGTCTGCTGAGCGTTGCTCGTTATCGTGTTCTCAAGAGCGGCTATGTCGTCCTCGACTGTTGCTATCTTCTGCTCGATGGTGGCGTTCGCCTTGTCCACCTTTATGTATATGTCACGGAGGTAGTCCACCACCGATGTCGTACCGGCTTTTGCCGACTGCGGAACTATCTCAAGCTTTACCGATGCCTTCAGTCCGCCCGTGTATACCATCCTGTCGCCGGGGTAGTACGTCGCTACCACCGTGCCGTCGACCTGTTCAAACGACCAGCCGTCCCACTGGTCGAGAGCGAAGTTACAGCGGTAATTCATATCGTACCCCGTGAACGTCACTCCGCTCATCTCTGTCCACAGAGCCGTTGCCTTGGCGAGCCTGTCAGCGTCTGACGTGCTGTTATCAAGGAACGGATTATCGACTATCCTCAGAGGATTCTCTGCCGTATCAGGATAGACGATGTCATCGCCTTCCTGCGGCTCCCTTGCGAGACACACGCCGTCCGGGGTGAACGTCTCACCGAGGACGTTCTCCATGTACACCGTGCCCGCCTGCCATTCCTCGGTGGCGTTTACGATGTCCTTCAACATCAGTTCTCCCGAGCGGTCGATATATGCGTTACACAGACACGCTTCAGCGAACTTACCGATGATGGACGCTATCGTCTCGTCTCCTGTGACGTTGACCGCTGAGATAGTGTTGCTCGCGCCGTAGAAGTCCATTGTGCCGAGCGTCAGCCCTGAGGCGTTACACAGCGCCTGGATGTACGCAAGCATGGTACACGGCAGAGTTATATCCGCTGAACGAACTCGGTTCGTGGCGAAGTACAGCGCGTCATGCGCCGTTATGCTGTATTTGCGGTTCTTCTCCGAATACTCGACCGCCGTTACCGTCATCGGTGCGAACGGAACAGTCTCGCCTATGAGCGCCAGAGAGAACACCAGCACGTCACCCATGGCGATGGGCTCATCCACTTCGAGCTTCATCGTCTGCGTGACGGCATTGCCGACCAGCTGACCGCCTGTCTGATTGAGGCGGTCGAGCGTTAACGAAAAGAGGTGACCCGTGAAGGCCACCCCATTGACCGTAAGGGTGTGGCTCAGCTCACGATTGCCCTTGACTGCGTTCAGAAAATCTTCGCTTACTGAATACATTCCCTTACCTCTCGATGAAATTACAGTCGAAACCGCTGTAGATTATCGTGCCGTCGTCCCTTATCGTCCATATTTTCTCGTTATGGTTTCCGACATAGGCATTTATGGACTTCATGCTGCCTGTTCGATTGTCGAGATATCTGACGGTCACGAAGTATGGTGCTATCGCCGCTTTGAACACCTTCATCTCATCCGCATCCAGCGGACGGAAGCTCACGAGCACTTTATCCTTCCTTGTGAGTATGTCGCCTACCATCGTCCCTGTTACGTCCCTCGCCTCGTCAACTATGGTTTCGTCTTCTTGACCGAGTCCCTGATAGGCGACATAATCACTAAGGTCTACATTGTTTACAATTAGGTACGGCATCAGATTCCTCCCATAACGAGCCCGTTAGAGCCCTGTGTACGGCTGAGATAATTGAGGCTGTCTCTGACGACCTCTCCGAACTCACGCTCACCGACCTTGATGGTCGAATTGCCTGCGACCTGGATGAGCTGAGCGAGAAGCGCTGCCGTTGTGGCTGATGTCTCGCGGATTGTGTCGGAGATGCCCGTGATCTCGTTATTTGACGCAACAGCAGTACGTCCGTTGACTGTACCGACAAGCTCCGGGCCTGCTTCGTTTGCGATGAAGAGATCGCCAAGGGTCGGATAGCCACCGCTCGCATACATATATATGCTTCCGAGGATACCGCTTGCAGCGCCCGATGCTACGCCTATCTTGTAATCCCTCATGCTCATGGTCACTTCGACGTTCTTCCGTCCGGGTATCTTATCGATGAGGCTCTTTACCCAGTCGAACGCACCCTGTAGCTTTGGAACAACGTGCTCCTTCCACCATCCTGAGATAGACGACCATACACTCGTGATCTTGTTTGTCAGCCAGCTTCCGACATCGAACGTCGCGGCTGTCAGTCCGAGAGCCCCGACAATAAGCGTTAAGCCGGCAGCGAAGGTAGTCGGGTTGAACAGCATTATGAATCCGATAGCGCCCATAGCTATAGCCATCGCTGTTGTGATTCGTTTCAGCGCTCTTTCTGTTTCGCTTGGTATCTTGTCCCAGTTTGCCTCGAGCGTTCGTCCTGTCATAAAACCGGCAGCTATCAGTCCAAGTCCGAGAGCGGGATGTCCTGACATAAGCAGCACTACGCCTAATGTTGAAAGAAGTGCTGTAAGTCCTACCGCCACACTAGCAAGCGTTTCTCTCGTATGCGCCGGGATAGTCTCCCAGTTGAGCTTGTCGAGCTGACCATTCAGCTTGTACCCGGCATACATGAGTCCAAGACCTATACCGGGATGACCACTGAGGAAAAGAGCGACTCCGAGCCCGAACGAACCTATCGACACAGCAGCAGTTATTGCTGCGAGGTTATCCTTGACCCTCCTGTCGATATCCGCATTTTCGAACATTGAGCCGTAGTCCAACGCTGAACCGGCACCGCCTCCTGAGCCCGTGTCTGATGTCGGGTGGATGACATGGAGTTCGTCCCAGCCCATAACGTAATCCTTCAGCGCCTTCGCTGCCTTGCCGGTTGCTCCGGCAGCAGCCTCACCGAATTCTACCGCTGTGCGTTTCGCTCTCGTGAAGAATGTCGAACCGCTGAGAGCGGCGAAGAACTGATTGATCCAGTTAGTAGCCGTTATTATCCAAGACGTGAGCTGTTCAAACAGAGGAATAAGTGCCTGAATAACAGGCATGACCATTGCACCAAGGGAGTTCTTGAGATACATAAAGCCAGAAGCGTATTGATCCATCGTGCTCTTTGCCATCGCCTGGTCGGTATTACCTACGGCAATGGAGAACTGATACAGGTTATCTATACCTTCCTTGATGCCCTTCGTCAGTATGTTGAGGGCTGAACGGATAGCCATTCGCCTTGTGATACTGGATATGGCGCGCCCAAGATTCTGGAAACCGCGAACTGACTTGTCTATGCCTCTTTGAGCGCCTTGCGTAGCGTCTGCAAGTCTGTTCATATTCTGGCGCAGATCGGCTATTTTTGCGCTGACCCGTTCCCAGTTATTGGCAACAATATCAAAAACAACACTGTCACCCATTGGCCTCTCCTTTCCGCATCCAGGCCAGGCGCATTGCCTCGAATGTCTGAATTGCTTTTTGTCTCGCCTTCTCCTTATCCTTTTCGGGATGAAGATTCAGCGGTTGTTTGATATATTCCGTTCTCTTTCCGAGAGCTGTTCCTACTACCGACTGGACGGCGCTCTGGATATACAGTCCCTGAAGCCACATCTGCTGATTAAGGATGTCTTTCTTCAGTTCATATGCCTTCTCAAAGGTCTTTACCATCCATGGGTCGCCATACCAGAACTGCTCATAGGTCATCCCTATGGCCATGTAGTAGGCGCATATCTCATCGTCTGACGGAGGAACTAGAGCTCCACCGTCAGATTCGAGTTTTTTCTTTCTGCGTCGGGATCATCATTAACAAGCGCATTCCTCGGCTCGGCATACAGTTCAAGCAGACGAACCACGAAGTCCTGACTTACGGGAGCAAGCTCGTCAAGAAGCGCGTTCGTTTTATTCCTCGCAACTTCCTTGTGATGCATCCTGAAAGCTCCGTAGAACAGTATCGGAAGCATCCCTTCGAGATTGTCCGTCATGTCAGACGCTCTGAATCCCTGATTGTTCGTGAAGAGCACGCTCTCACGATTGAACTGAAGGGTGTACTCCACGCCCCTCTCTGCATCTCTTATCACTATCGGTTTAACTCTCTCCATCTCATTCCTCCGTTAAATCAAGTCGATGCCGCTGCCCATGCGGGTGCGCTGTTCGGTGTCAGATATGCTGTCGTTTCGAGCACGCTGTCTACTTCTGCTCCGCCAAAGCCGAGTTCAGACGGAACGGCTCTGAAATAGAAGCTGTTCATTCCGGGAATAGCGAACTCTATCCACATTCCCTTGCCATCGGTGAGAGCTTCGTATGCTGTCATCATGGCTTCCCATGCAGTGACGAAGTCGCTATAGTAGTTGCATGTGAGTCCGATCGCTCCGCCGGGATCTTTCAGTCCGGGGATATATCTGTGCTGTACCGTCTCCTCAAGCGGAGTAACGTCCAGCTGTGCGGGCTCAGGGTTCATGTCGGGTATTGACTTAACGCCCGGGATCGCCGTATATCCGGTGGTAGGACGAGTGCCTGCCGTCGATTCCATAGCATACTTGACAACGATACCGGCTGTTGAAAGTTCGACTGCCATTTACTTTTCCTCCTTCTTTTCTTTCTTCGGAAGTTCTGCCCTGCATTTCGGGCATATAGTTTCATTGGTGATAACCTCACCACAGTAGGGACATTTCATTTTTATCTCCTGTACATCTGAAGGTCTGTGCCTACGATGGCTTCATATGTTGCTGTGTATCTGTGGACGGTGTGGTCGATGTTCGGTGTCGGTCTGAGCTGGGTACGGGTGAATTTCATGTCCTGCATCGTGTTATCCACGAGCGACATCAGATATCTTGCTTCCGTGTCGGACTCGGTGGAATACACGTTTATCGCATATCCAAGCTTAGCATGATGCTCACGAAGGGAGTCATCCTGAGACTCGGTGTAGGTGGTGTTCGCTATCTCCTGTACGGTGATATACGGAAACGACTCCGGGGTCATCTGTTCCACATTGGATACGTCAGCCAGGTTGCCCACCGCGTCATATATTGTGCTGAAAACGATTGGCATGATGTCTATCATTTACCGAACACCTCTCTGATCTTCTCTCTTACAACAAACTGTGACTGCATATGGGCATACATGAACGCGAATGCCGGCATTGAACCATTGGTCATCTGTCTGTTCCAGAACCAATATTCTTTTACACCGGGGATGAACTGGTGACTTCCAATGGTCGTGGAATATGTTCCAGGGCCCACAGGGACAGTCGTTCTGTAGAATCCCGGAGCGGATGAAGCAGCAAACACACCTGTTCCAAACTCAAGGAAATATATATCGCGCCCGCTTGCTATTATTCGATATCCGCCTCTTTTGGGTAGGGCTTCTGTTCTGACTGTCGTTTCAATGTCTCCGATGTACCCGGTATTCCATGTGGTATACTGGTCAGCAATGAAGGTGGCAAGTTCTTCAGCCGTCAGCCTGGCAACCTTGAGACATTTCATATTGAAACCTCTGCCGATCTCGACTATCTTCCTTGCCGTTTTTTCAATGCTTTTTCGGTTGAGCGACATCGTCAGCCGATGCGTTGCCATCACTTCACCTCCGCAAGGTACATTCTCGTTTCGTTCAGCGATATGTCCATACGGCTGATGACGAACTTCTTGCCCTTGAACTGTACGAGCGTGCCTTCGTTGAACGGAAGGTCAGGCTCTGTACTGGTCATAATGCCGTCATACTCGGTACTGATGCCGTAGTCACGAAGCCAGATACCGCCCCGGTTGATCCGAATGTTGATATCGAAGCTCTGCGCCTCTCCGTATTCGGGTATCCTCTGCCCGGTCTTGAGTCCGTTTGCGTCCGTCTCGTATGTGACAGTCCCTGTCGGATTCTGATATGTGATGGTTTGCTTATTTTTACGCAAGTCTCGCATAGCTGACCACCGTCCTGTGAATGTAGTCCACCATGTCGGAATACTTGAAGTGCCTGTGCGTGCCGTTCTCGATGTGAACGGTCTGCCCTTCCGCGCCCATGATGCTGTAACCGGCGACTACCGCCTGTATCGATACACCGTCATATTCAGGGGGGAAGAAGAAATCCGTGGGAGGCTCGCCACGCTTGTGCCACAGCCAGCGCGTGATTTCTTCTTCAGCGAAACCGAGGTACTGTGCGAGTTCAGACTCGTCAGCGTCGGGTAGGTATAATCTTAATATTTCGAGCTTCTCATCTGAACTCATAACAGTCACTCCTTCTTGGTCGTTGTAGTGCTCCTTTTGGGAGCGGGCTTTACATTCTCAACTACCAGACCAACGAAAAGCCCTTCCTTGGTCTGTTTTTCGGGTCTGTACTCGCTCATACTCAGGAATTAGCGGTAGCCGCTCTGTGCAGGTAGATGCCTGCGACCTTATTGGCTTCGACGAACATATCATGATAGACCCTGTAGTCGAACTTCCATGCGTCAGCAACCTGGTTCTCATCGGGCGAGAAGATTCTCGGGAGAACGTGCTTGACTGCGGGAACGACTGCGGACGGATGAACGATCATGAAGTTGATGGGATAGGAGGTGCTTGCGGGTACGATGAATCCGCCGGCTTCCTGTCCGCTCGTAGAACCGTCATAAAGCGTGATTGCGGTGTTGAACCTTGCCTTGGGCACTCTGACGACTCTCATCTCGTCATACATCTCGATGATGTTCTGAACGCCGACTACGGAGTTGTCGATGTAACGGGTGATTCTGCTTCTGAGCCCGTTGTATGCGAGCTCGCTGATGAACAGGACTCTGCCCTCTTCAGGGACTTCGTCATCGTTCATCTTCTGCTCTGCGGTCGCGATAAGTCCGGGAACGTCGGTAGTTCCGACGGTGATGTCGGCTGCCGTGCCGGTGCTGATTCCGCTCCATCCAGCCATAGTGGCAAAACGATAGGCGTCGATCTCGGGAACGACCTTGGTACGGATGAATTCTCCGACAAGAGTTCCGAAGGCCTGGTCAAGAGTCTCTTCGTTGTCCATCCTGTCAACCATGAAGCTTCTGCCCCTGTCCTTTGAGAGGGTCAGCTTTTCCCATGTTCCAGTAACAGAGCCGGAAACAAATCCGCTGTTACGGCTGTAGTTACCAAGACCGTCCATGGAGGTCTTGAAGAGTTCTACCGCGTTTCCGCCGAGGAATCTGATGTTGGAATTCGCTCCCTCAAGGATAGCGGTCTTGCTTGCCTGCTTATATACCGCATCAAGGATGGGTAAATATCTTTCGGCAAGTGCGATTGAGTTAGGCATTTACTTTTCTCCTTTTAAAAACATTAATGTGTGACACCGAATGCTCTGAGGAGGTTTGCGGTGTCCTGCTCTTTTATCTGCTGCGGATTGACGACTTCACTTGCCGACGGCTTCGGCTGTTTGTTCAGCGCTTCCGCTTCGAGCCTTTGTCTCTGAGTTTCCAGGAACACCTTCTGATTTGCGAAGAACGTATCCATGTCGCCGTCTGTTATCGCCTCTGCGGACGAAGCGGCGAGTGCTTCATCATATCCGAGTGACAGATATGACGCTTTGTAGACCGAGATGGTCTTCTCTCTCTGAAGGGCGGCAAGCTGTTCCTGCATCGCCTTCGCACGTTCTTCCTGTTCAGCCTGCATCCGCTCCTGTTCCGTCTGTTTTTCACGGAGCTGACGCTTGTATTCCGCTGCCTCACTGTTGGCACGGGATACGGCTGTTTTTAATTTCCCTATCTGAGGGTCAACTGTCGGCTCAGGCATCTCGAATGCCTCAAGAGCGGCTATCTTTTCCTCAGGGGTCATGTTTTCATAGTTTTCAATCAAAGATGTGTCCATTGTTACCTCACGTTTTTAGGACTTTCCTGTCCATGTATTTCAGTGCGTTTTAGAGACTTCCCTGTCTGAGTGTTATATGACAGCGGCAGTTGCAATTATTCTCGGCTGTCTGAAAGTCACCCGGGAATCTGCCGTAATCACCATCGAATGTATAAAAGTTTGCTTCCAGCGGAACGGTCATGCCATCGATGTAATAATGTTGATCCCTCACCCGGTCATCCTCCATCGTATGCCATGTCTTCCATACGTTCTGTCTGCCTTTTGCTGAATCGTACACGCCTGTGTTGTACATGCGGTGCTTCTCCGTATCCAGCACCAGACCGATATCACTTCCTTCCCGGATGCGTTCTACCCATGTCCGCCCGTCAATGACGAGGTTCAGCGCATGGTCGAGGTCGAGCAGGTCGATGTCGAGCGTCTCGTCATCGAGTCCCAGCTGTTTCCTTGCATCCTTCTGTCCGCTGATGTATGCGGATATCAGGTCGTTTTCTATATCTTCCTCGAGCACGGTAAGCTCATCAGCGCCAATAACCGCGGACATACTCGCCTGTGCTCCTTCCGTTCTCGTTAGCTCGTTCCACTTGCGCTCCGCTTCCTTCGCCTCCGTCACCGCTCATCACCGCATCCGCAGCGGGCGCAGGCTCGGCGCTCTCCAGATAATCCTTGCTGAGCTCGATGTCCTTCAGCGGATCGTTGCTCAGTCCGCTCCTCTCAAGCCATATCTGCGGAGCGAGTCCGAGGTCACGCATGTTGATCGCTGCCTGCGTCTTCACGAGGAGGTTGTTCATGTCGTTACGCTCTATCCGAAGCTGGAAATCGCCCTCGTTCAGCGTGAAGCCCTTGCGCTTCTTCAGTATGCGAATGAAGATGCGGTCGAACTGCTTATTCGACTCAAGGAAGTTATCCGTCTCGTTCCTTGCGTCCGTGTCGGCTACCGCCCATCCGTTACGGAGATACACCGCTCCAACGTTGTCACTCGTTGAGCCGTAGTCCCTTCCGACCGTTGACGGCACACCGCACTTCTCCAGTATCTGCTCGTACAGGCTGTCGAGGGTCGTCTGCGTCTGAGTCTGATTCAGCTCCTGGCTGAGTATTTTCACCTCGGCTTTGTTTTCTCCGACAGAATCGAAGAGTATCATGCCTCTCTGACGGATGGTGTTCGCATCCTCGCCTTCGGGGAGCTGGATGTTCGTTCCCACGAACAGGCTCTGGATGAACTGTTCAACGCCGTCCACCCTGTTCGACTCCACGAGGTTGTATGTGTCCATCAGCGGAAGCGCCGCTTCGAACGCTCCCATGCGGTTGGTCTTGTAGACGTACTCGATTATCGGTATCTCGCCCAGTACGTTCGGCTCGACAGCCACCACGTCGATAGCTGTCCCAACGAACGGCGTGCGGTACATGTTCGCTTCCACGATGGCGCCTTCGAGCGTTCCGCCCGACACTCTGAACACGTTGTCCTTCGTGTACACGTCGAACATCATCTGCCCGTTGACCACGGCGCAGTGTACGCCCATCACAGGCTTGCCGTCTGCGCCGGCTGAGTACACCACGAACGCCTTCCTCGGGTCGATGCTGTGGACGAGCACAGGCACGTCATCGTCATCGTTCGGTTCGACGTATATCACGCCGACGCCTACGGTATGAAACCAGTCCACCGTGAGGTTGTCGACGTACCCCTTGCCGGACGCGTACAGATATTCGTTCAGCTCCTTGACCTTGTCGGTCACCGAGTCATCGTCCTTACGGCTAATGTAGAATGCCGGTTTCGTGAGGAAGTATCCGTTCTTGAACGTCACGACCTGTTCGGCTGTGTTTACCACCACCTTGTTACATATCTCGGGACGGACTTCCTTCTTCCGTGCGAGTATCGGCTGGATACCGCGTCTGTACCAGTACAGGTAGTCTTCAGCTTCGAGGTTCAGCACATGCCATGCAAGGGCATCGTTAAGCACCCTCACCACGTTCTCGGCTGTGATGTCGGTCGAAGTCGTATATATCTGGAATCTTCCGTGTAAGTTGATAGCCATAATATAAAAACAGCGAGGTACAGCATGAAGCCATACCTCGCCTCTCCTATCTCTTCAGTGTTCGTTTGATCTCTACTACCGTAACGCCTGTCGATTCGACCTTTATTTCCACGATGCCGTGATTATTCAGCACCGCGTTGACCTTCTCGCAGACATCCGGCATCTCTCGAATATCCATACTCAATTTTATGCACATTTAAGCGAATTTGTCAACCTTAAAACGGTCTGTTGACGACCCTTATGACCGTTCCGCCCATGTTCTGAACGAAATCTGACAGCATCGCAAGGCCATCCGGGACGTCATCGTGCTTGTTTTTGCCCATCAGGACGTATTCCGTGAGCATTTTCAGCATCTGACGGTAATCTTCCGTCAAATTATCGCTGTCCTTGAACAGAAAATGCTCCTTTACCCACGACGATGCCACCAGAATCTTCGTTTCCTTGTTCGCCGTGGTGTATTTCGTGGTGATTTTGCACCTCCCACCACGGTCCTTCACCCTCTGCTGCACGTCTTTCGCCACTCGACCGCCCGCTGAGTTGCTTTCGAACCTCGCCAGCTGCACCTGATGCTTCAGGAGCATCTCCACCAGCCTCGTCTCGACGATCTCAGGCGCCCTGTTGTCGCACACGCAGTCCTCGATGTAGAACAGCTCGCCGTACTGGTACGCCACGGGAAGGAAGCAGTAGTCGCTCCCTCGGTCCTTCGTATCGCATATCGCTAATATCGCATCCGGTTCCCTATCGGGCAAGTCCATGTACCGCTGAAGCTCCTCCGACGGGTACAGCAGCCCTTCCCTCTCTATCGGCTCGTTCAGGTACAGCGCCCGCCAGCTTGCCTCGTCCATCGTCCTGTGGATGTCGTGGAGCGTCTTCGTTGAGTACGCGTACGGGAACAGGCTCTCCTCGTTCTCGTCCCACACCGGCAGCGCTATGCTCACCACCCGGGGGTCGCCCTCGTACTCGCTCTGTATCCGCCCTATCACGTCGTGCACGCTCCACCGTGTCGCTATGTGCAGTTCCTTGCAGTGGTCGCCGTACTTCCTCTGTCTCAGGTCGGTCGTGTACAGCTGCCACTTCTTGTCGAGCCTCTCCACGCTCACTGCCTCCTCGATGCCCGTTATCAGGTCATCGCAGTACAACAGCTGTATCGCTCTCAGCTTACCGGCATTACCGCTGTCGGTCGACGTGAACTGGAACGTTGAGAACCTCTGTGCCTTGTCGATGTCTATCTTCAGGTTCTTCGCGTTCGTCCTCACGATCCGCCTCTCCGGGAACGCTTCATGCCACAGGTACTCCCCTTCAGCGTCCAGCTCACGGAGCACCTCGCTGTACACGTCCTCGAGGAAGCTCTTGTTGTGGCTCGCCGTCAGTATCCCTTCCAGCGGATTCCGTCCAGCCAACCACACGGTGTACATCACGCCAAGGCCGGTCTTGCCTACGCCCGGAGCCATACTCACGCACAGGATATCTATCTCCCCGTCGGCAAGGCGCTGGAGCTGGTCTACCACCACCTTCAGTGACTTCCGTCTGGGTAAATAGAACTTCTGTTCTGTCGGTCGCTCCCACTCGGTGAATATCAGGAAGTCCTCGAACCACTCCCTCGCTCCCTCGCGGTAGCTCTCTCTCAGGATGTCCCAATGCTCTGTCTTCGGCACTTCCGACCGCCAGCGCAGCACGCACTCCCTTCCTATCAGCCTTGCACACTCGTACGCTCTCTCCCAGCGTCCGTGCCTGACGTACCTCTCATATGCCTGTAATAGGTCGCTTTGCTTATGTTCCAAACCTCTTTCGTCTTCTGCCATGACCCTTCGTCCCTCCACGGTTTCTCGGGCCTGCCTTCCCGGTATCCTTCACGCTGACGCGCTACTTCCTTCCCCTCCTGCATCCTCTGCACTATCATATCACGCTCGAACTCCGCGAACCCCAGCATCATCGTCCGCATCAGCTTCCCCACGGGCGTGTCGTCAAACCGCCCCATGTTCAGTATCTCCAGTCCGCACCCCATGCCGACTATGCGGTCGATTATCGCTATCCCGACCCTCGTCGACCTCGCGATGCGGTCGAGCTTCGTCACCACCACGGTGTCACCGGGGCGGAGCGTGCTCATCAGTGCGTTCAGCTTGGGGCGCTCTTCTTTCGTGCCGGTTATCTTCTCCGAGTATATCACCTCGCACCCCGCCTCTGCCAGCTGACGGCGCTGAACTTCGAGTTCCTGTCCCTGCGTCGAAACACGGGCATAGCCATAGCGAGTCATTCGATAGTCACCTCGTAGGCATCTTTGGGCGTTTTGGCAGAGTCGGGTATTATCACCAGACGGCAGTTGAGCGCTCTGAGTATCGGGATCAGTTTCTTAATGCCGATATTGTCGGCAAGTATCTGCATGTTGGTCGTGCTCACCTTCTGCCCAAGTCGTTCAGCCAGCACGTTCTGTGTGATGCCCTGTTTGACAAGCAGGCTCTTGATTATCTTGTAAGTGTTCATATTCATCCCTCCTTGGTGAAACCATTGTAACACAAATATACTTGGTATGTCAAGGGTCTTTTTTCATTTTGGAGTACTGAAGAGACTAACCCCGCCGCCGTTCAATATTCCTGGCTGCCCCCGGGTGGGGGTGGGGTGGGGCTGTCGCCGTGTGTATGATCATCGACCGGGGCGGGGCGCGATCGCGTGGGGGTCTTCGACCGGGTCGGGCGCGTATGGTCTTCGGGTTGGTCTTCGGTCGGGCGGTGGGGCTGCCGCGTGTCTCATAATTTGACATTAACGAGACGCAACAACACACCAAATATTTTTGTTTTTTTATTCATATATGCTTGGTATATACCATAAATATATGGTATAATAAAGCGTACCCCAAAGGGGGTTATAAAACACCACCACAAGGAGAAATGAAAATGAAGAACTTCAACAACACCATCACCGCATACACCGAGGGGCTCGCCCTCAATGAGACCCCCGCCGAGACCGTCGCCCGCCTCATCGAGAAGATCGGATACGACGCCGCCAAGGTGGAAATCGCCGAACTGATCAATAGCATAGGGGAGTGGGATGGCCGAGTCTCTCAGCGTAACAGGGACTGGGCTGCCTCTCAGGCAGGCGCCCGCAGGCGTGACGAATTAGAGGCCGCTCACATCTTCAGCCCCTCGGAAATCCACCCCGCCCACATAGACCAAATCGCCGACGCGATGAGAGAGACCCCTGCCCCCGAGGACGAACCCGAGGCCGCCGACATTATCGACGGAATCACCGCCGCCATTGAGGCAGCCCCCGCGCGCTCCGCCTGGGACAAGGGCGTCAAGGTGTATGCCCTCGAACTCCTCGAGAACCTCAAGGAGAGCGCCGATGTGGACGATCTCTCAAACTGGGCCATGCTGAGGCGAGCGCTAATGAATGGGGCGGACTCATGGAAGCAATACTCGTGGGGCGGTTGCTCGCTGATCTACGACCGGGATATAGCCGAGCGGCTTTGTACCCCTTCAGAACTCAAGCGAAAGGACGGCGGAAGACTTCAGCCGAACGGCCGGGAACATTGGCTTGACGTTCAAGCCCGCGCCCTCACTCAGGCGAGTTGGCTGATAGGCTGCCGCACACGCGACATCATGAGGTGGGAGTGACCCCACCTCACAACGAAAGCAAGGAGGTTATAGAAATGATAGAAACAAAGGTTGTTGGTAATAACTTGCTGATCTACCAGGACGAGAAGCTCACCTATAACAGCGCGGTCTCCTGGTATACGGACTACGCCCGGGCGAGTCGCTTCGCGAACGACAGCGAAATAATCGCAGGGTGGATCACAGAAGATTATCTGAACTACGCGGAGGCAATGGGATGGCGATAGGGAGCACAGCTCCCTCACCAGACCGCCCCTATAAGGGACGGCGTGAGGAGGGAACTACAATGAAGCTAGTAGAATATGACCCACGTGAGGATATGTGGGACAGCTATGAAGCTGAGCCGTATGAAAACGACCAGCTCGATGACAGCTTCGACTACTGGTTTGTACCGGGACGCGGATACGCTGTCACAGAAGGCAACAACAAGGTGACCGACTTTTACACCATCGGTGACGATCTCATGGAGGACTACGGCAATGAATGACAAGCTACTTGATGAGCTTCTCAGCTCAAATCATCTGCTCATCGCTGGTATGACCGGCAGCGGAAAATCAGTCCTGCTGAATCAGCTCATTCCCCGGATGAACGGACAGCTCTACCTCATCGACCTGAAGAAGGTAGAGCTCCACAGATACCGCCGCAAAGCCTGCATGTACGCGGATACACAGACCGCTGCCGTGAAGGAGCTGAACTTCGTGCTCGACCTCATCGAGCGACGTTACAAGCGGATGCAGAGGCGTGACCAGGTGCTCAGCACTCAGGAGGACGTGTGGGTATGCATCGACGAGCTTGCCGATCTCATGGTCACAGCTCGCAAGCAGGTCGAACCGCTCCTGGTACGGATAGGCCAGATCGGGAGAGCTGCCAGGGTGCACCTCATCATGTGCACACAGCAACCGGCAGCGGCGATCATTCCGACAAGCATTAAGCTCAACTGCGAGCGTGTCGCGCTCAGGTGCATGACAGCTCAGCAGAGCAAACAGATCATCGAGCAGAAGGGAGCGGAGGAGCTTCCGAAGTATGGCTGGTGCATATGGCAAGGCCAACGCCGCGAGGTAACACTGTAAGGAGGGAACAAAGATGAACTACGAACTGGCTGATGATTGGGCGGTATACGCCGTGACGGACGACAGAGAAGAGGCCATGGAGCTCCTGAACGAGAACCCGGGAATGTGGGTGAATGTGTTCGACAGCAAAGGCGAGTACGTTGAGACGATAGACGCAGAGTGACCGCCCACCAGGGCGGGTAATGCGGGAAGCCGGTCACAACCCCGGCACGCAGATACCACGGAGGTAAACAATGGATAATATCATCAGCGCCCTCGGCGCAATCATCGACGAGGCAGAAGCAATGCAGAAGGCATACTTCTTCACTCCGCCCACCCATGCGGGAGAAAGGAGAAGCTACGAAAAGAAGCACTCCCACGAGCTGGTCGAGTGGGAGGAGGGAGGTCACACCTACACGGCGAGATACACGGTGGAGTGCTCATGCAAGAACGTGTACGCCCACGGAGAATACACGAAGGACGGCAAGAAGACGACCCTGACAGCAATCAGGAACAGCTACAACAGGATGAAGGAGGCAAACGCATGAGACTTGCACCCGAATATGACGTATTACTTAACAGGAAACTCACCAGCGTGGAACGCCTTGAACCGGCTAGAACGAAGCTCAAGCAGAGCGTACAGCTTATGCTCGACTTGCAGTACAGCTTGGACAATGCGTCCGACAGGCTCACTGAGGAACAGCTTGAAACGATAGCCAACCACGTCTCCGAGATAGCATACCTTATCAAGCTGAACCATGATACCTATCTTGGGCTGGCGACGCCGGAGGTAAACGCATGACCAGGTACATGGTGGTTTGCCTCGGCAGGGGAGTCTGCTGGGCTCACTTCTTCGACCGCTATGAGGAAGCTCGAGCATACGCCGACAACGTCTGCGCCTTTACGGAGCTGTACGAATACGAGAGCGGAGAAGGGTATCTCCGCATCTCCTAATCGTCCAGTAACTCCGCTTCCGCTATCAGCACCTCTTCGGGAGGTGCTTCTTTGCGTTCGGGAGCTACCACCACGTCCTGCTGATCCCGATAGCCCATGTTGTTCTTCATGAGGAAGATACCAGCCACGGGATTTATCTTGCCGTTCTGCATGTAATCTTCCATCTGGACGTTCAGAACAGCGAGAGCTTTTTTAATCGTAGTGCATACGGCGGCGGGTTTATGCGTCACTCCGTTCACCCACCTGTTCATAGTCGACCTGTCCACGCCATAGCTCAGAGCGAGTCCGGCAACAGACGGCTTCATATCATGCTGTCGGCACACCTCGAAGTACTCCATCGTTCTTCTCCACACCTGTTCAGCGTCATCGGTGTCGATAGCTGGAAGTTCAGCTACTTGCATGCTGTAGCTCAAATACCTCGTATTGTCGCCTTCCTCGACCTGTGGTGTCATCGCTTCACGGCGGTCTGGTCTTGTTTTAGCTGGCATAATACGGTATCTCCTTCCAATTGAATTCGGATGCGATCTCTCTGAGCTCATCGTCAGGCATAAGCTGAAGCAGCTTCTCTGCCTGCTCCGGCGGAATATGTTTGACTCCGCCCTTTAGAAAATCATAAACGTTGTCATATCCTGACATTTTTTTGAGCTCGCTTTTGCTGATGCCGTGCTTCTGCATCCATTTACGCACGATCATATTGAGCTTCATCGTGTTATCAAAATCCATTTTTTCTCCTTAAAATCGCTTCTGTGCCAACCTTACCCTGTATGCTTTTTATATATAGGCTCTCTTTTTAGTAATCCATTATATATTTTTAGTTGGCACAGTTGGCACAGTAGTTAAAAAATAAGTAAATATAAAGGAAAACGCTGTGCCACCCGGATGGCACATTTCCTCAAAAGGTCGGCACACAAAACAATGGTTGGCACAAAATATTCAAATTCCTTCGAACCTCATTGCGACACATCTCGAACAAATTCGAACTGTGCCAACCCGTTTTCAGACAGTGGGTGGCACGCCCGGCGACCAGTAAACTGCGGTTTCACCGGGGGAGATGACCTCGCGCTGGCAGTACTCAATCGGGAAGCTGAAGCCCCGGTGCTGGCCCGTGTCGGTACGCTGACGGGATCGCGTGCCGCCGTAGGGCTTGATGGCGTCGGTGAACTTCTCAGTGAACTTCTGTCTCGTCAGCGGTCTGTTGTTCGTGTCGCGGCACCAGTCGGTGTAACATGAGTACACAGCCTCGGTGGACATGAACTCATCGGTCGGGACGAACTCGCTGACAAAGCTGACCACAGGGTCGGATACCTCGCGAAACTGCTGCATGAGCTCGTCCTGTTCAT